AGTTCCCCCTTATTGCAATTACATCTTTTTCCCTTACGAACATAACATCACCGGCATGGATGATTGAGTTCTTGGCCATCTCTATTTGATCGCCGGGTTTTACGGCGGTTACGCTATCAGCAACGGCAACCACGCGTATGAACTCATCCTTATCAGTAATCAATATGCCGGATGCGCTTTGCTTTGATTCACTGGCCATTTCAATCAGTATATTATCGTGTAATGGTTTCATGCCATACCTTTGCAACATCAGCCCATGATACACCGGGAACTGGTTTACCTCGTTTGCCGTCTTTGAGCGCGGCAACGATCTCTTTTACAAACTTACCTTGCTGATAACCATCTGAATAAATGGTTTTGGTGTCAAGTTTCACGCCGGATTGTACCGTTTCATCTAGTGCGGCAACGGTAGTTGTAACCGGGTAACATCCGGCCTCTTGTGCCTTGAGTGCGGTAATGCAATGGATCTCAGGGAACTCGGTTGGATATGCCCATACTTGGGTTTCACCCATCAGCTTGGCAAGATCCTCATGGCTTAAGCGATCATGTAGGATCACGCCATTATCTTTGCCGGCCTCAAACTTTTCATTCATGCGGTGATAAAACTTATCCTCACCTTGAAATGCCACCCATGATCCCCAACCGTATGCAATATGTAACTCAGCATCCGGTACCTGTTCGCGTACTTTTGGCCATAAATCAACCAATGTTTCGCAACCGCGGTAATATGCGCTGAAATATCCCACTTGATGGGGTTTTTTGGCCGGTAAGTTCCTGAATTGATCCTTAACTATTCCATTACCAACAATCACAAACCGATCATCCGGCAAGTGTTTGAATAGGTTGCGGTGGTATTTGCTCTTAACCATGTATGTTACGCCGGGGTAATCCTTAACCACTGATGGATCAAGTACATCATGTAAATCAACTAGGATCTTGTTGGCCTTGATATTCTCGGCGTACTGAGGTGCGCGCCATATGCTAATGATGTTGAACTTATCCCGGGCATCAAACTCACGCCATGGGCGGTAAATAACGCCTTTGCCCTCAACTACTTTTCCATCGGCTGTTTTTACATAGCCATCATGATATTCAACGGCATCGGTATATGTTTCGGGTGTTTCATTGAATATCGTTACATCATAGCCAAGTTTGGCCAATTCGCGGGATAGGTACACAATAGCTTCCTCTGATCCACCCATACCCTTATCCAAGGTGTGCGCGCCCCATTCCTCATAGCCGGCACCGCAAAAGAATACAATGGTGCGATCACCCCATTCCTTTGGTATCACCATCTTGTTACGGAATCGCCTTAAGCGGTTATCGTACTTGATATGGCTTGGTAATGCATCCCATATGGTTTTGGCGCCAAGGTAAGGTATCAGTTCCGGGATCAGGTTGATAAATGTTTCAAGGTTCGCCTGTTGCTTAAACCCATCCAATAGATCACCTTGCAAGTGTTTTGGTACCTTGAGCATCGCGGTGTATGCCGCTTTGTAATGGCCAAGGTAATACAAACTTGTGGCCAAGTATAGTTTGGCAATCTCAAACTGTTGCGGGTTCTTAACACTCATGGTTTCAACTGGTGGTTTGCTCAATGCAACCTCAACCCATTCAATACAGTTTTGCCAATTGCCGGCGCCGTATTCATAGCGGGCAAGCGCTAGGTAAGCATCAGGATAGTGTGGCAATAGGCCGGATGCTTTGAGTGCTGTTTCCATGGCCTCAGGCCACTTATCCAACATGAAATAACACTCACTGATCTTGATCATTGCCCGGTACAATTCCTCATCCCATCCACCAACTTGCATGTACGCGTTCAATACCTCAATCGCATCATTGTAATACCCCATGCCAAAACAGCTTATGCCGTAATAGTAAACATACCGGGGATCAGGGTTATCAACACCAACCACTTGAGCTTTCAAGATCTCATGGTTGCGCACCTTTGAACCCTCAATATCCTTGGATAAATGCTCAACAACCGGCGTGGTGAGGCGTTGCGCCCGGAAATTGCCCTCTTTGAGTAATGATTCATGAATAGCGCCGCGCCATGTAAACCCGGCATCGGATCGGATCAAGCGCTCACGATCATGCACCGCAACAACATTGCCATCCTCATCCCGGGCATAGTTGTATGGTAAGTAAATTGCCTCAAAATCATTATCCTCAGCCATTTGTACTAGGCCGGGGATCGTACTGAAATCAAAGGCATCATCAGCATCAAGCCAAAAGTAATAATCAGTGTCGCACAATTTCAGGTTATCATTTCGGGCATCGGCAAAGTTATTGTTCCACTCGCGCCATACCCAATTAACATCGGCTCTGTATATTTTTGATAGCTTATTGTATGCTGTTTTATCTGATACGGTGATGTTGATTTTATCAAATGCGCGTTTGCCCTCATCATAAAATGTTGATTTTATAATTGCTAGTACCGCATCAACCTCATCCTTGACTATCATTTGTAAACTAACTGTTGCCATATCCATTTACCTCATTTTTCGTTCTTAAATAACATTCGCTGTACCGCTTTTAATGACCAAAAATAACTCTTGAATTGGCCAACATCATCATGGAACTCGGCCTCAAGCGTTGGCCGGATCGGATCATCAACAAATACATAGATTTGCCGCTTGCGATCATTTGGATCGGGGCGCGTGGTTAGCAATATCATGCCCCTTAAATGACAATACGCCGCAAATGGCGTATCACTCGTCTTAAATGGTTCTAGTTCTGATTCTGTTTCGTTTTGCATTTACAACATACCCCCTATCTTAATTTTTATAATAACATAATCACGATAATAATCTACCAGTTACCGGATCATAGTGTTTTTCGCGCGGCGCCTTGCGCTCAACCGGTTGCATGTACATCACTAGGAAATAGGCCAATGCCCTCATACCATCAAAGTGGTGGCCAAACCGGCGGTGATCATCCCATTGCGGCACAATTTCCTCGCCGGCCTTGCTAGTACGGTTCAACCAAACAAGGTTTTCAATCTCTTGCACCATCCAGTTTTCCTCTTTGCCGGTGCGCTCACTCAATCTAACTAATGAATCGCTAATGAATAATCGTGGTTTGCCGGTACCCTTTTGGATCTCGCCATACTCATCAAGTTTCCGGGCAAGTGTTTCATCCCATGATTGCCCCTCATGTGCCTTTTTTTCAACCGGTTTGAGTTGCATGCCCGGTTTGCCATCGGTACTCTTGGCTAGATCTAGCACTAACCGGGGGTTATCGTTATCTGTAAAGCCTCGGCGTATCATCAGGCCTGAGATCTTAACATTGCGGCGCTCTTTGATTTGATCGGCATCTAACATGGCCTCGCGGAATCCATCAACAACATGAACATTGTTATCATGATCAACACCGATTAACAGCCATGCGGCCGGATCTGAATACCCGCCATCCAACACCTCGTACCAAGTCCATGAGCGATCCAGTGAATCATAATGGCGCAAGTGCTTATCCCTTTCCCACCATGCGCAAACCAAACCAACACGCTTAACGAACTTACCGTACCGGCGCACCTGAATAGCCTGTGCGGATAATCCCCGGCTCATCTGATCCTTTTGTTTTTCAGTAAGCCAAGGGTTATCATCCCAACCGGCCTCAGATACATACAGATCCTCATTATCGGTGGCAAGATAGATCTCATCGTACACCCAAGTCATACCCTTGATCGGTGTCATAGTCATGATCACATCTAGCTGTACACCGGCCTCAACACGCACAAAACATTCCTCATAAATATCATGAGGCGGTTCCTCATCAAACCATATCAGGCGCTTACCGGCACCTTGGAACTTATCCCGGCCTTGATCATAGCTTTTGAATGTAATAATAGATCCGTTTTTCATCGTGATCTTTTTGATAATCTTGCCGCGTAAGTAATCAATGCGGGCAATTTGTTTGGCCGGTAAATAGGTTAGTAGCTTTTTTTGGGTAGTTTCCTCTTGGGCATCAAAAGATGGGCAAGCCGCCCATATTTCAATTGGTTCACCAATATCCCGGTATGGATGATTGTTAGTAGCGTACCGGCTTACCTCTTGGGCACCCCATTCAGTCTTACCAACTCGGTTCCCCCAAAATAATGTTCGGATAGCTTGCATGGCCGCCGTTGCGGCCTTTTGCTTATCATGCTGTTTCGCATACTTAAGCGGATCATCCTTGATCACCTCAATGGCTTTATCCTGTAATTTTATTGAGTTCAACAGCCCTTGCCTTTGCGATGGCGATAAGTTGTTCATCTGTCATATCCTCATATTTATGCGTTACCTCACCCGATTGTTCAACAACTGATTTGCTTTGCATACCAAGGTTATTAACAGCAAAGAATTGCGCAAACCCGGGATTCAACTTACCAATCAAGGCATTTTGTATCAGTAAACCCTTTTGAATCTTTTTTACACGCGTATATGCGGCGGAAAACTCAGGATGTTCCAATTCCCCCGCCTGTTCATGATCCTCAGGATAACGCTTGTTCGCCCATTCCACCAATGTATCATCGTTTACACCTATCTCATGGGCAAATAACTCTAGTGTTGGGAAAAATAATGCCTCGTATCGTGTTTCCTCTTTTGACCATTCACCACCTTTTCCATTGGAACCTTGGGTAATGGTTTTGATTTCCTTAACCACCTCGCGGCTGAAATAATCAATGAGCGCATCGGCATACTCAGGTTTGTACTTTGTTGGCCGCCCGCCCTTGTTTTTCTGATTGTCGCTCATTTATTTCATTTCCCCCATTTTGCATACTATCTAATTTGATTGTATCACTTTTTATGCATGAGCAATATATCTTGAGGTTTGAACCGGGTTTGATCCTTAAGTGGCATGTGGTACAAATACGCTCTATCATGGTGCCGGATCACTCACTGATGGTGGATCAACTAAATGCGATGGTATGGCTATGTTCAGTTGTTTTTTGGGGTAGTAATACAGATCCTCAATGGGTAACTCTGTTTCGCACTTTGGGCAATACATAGATCCTTTTTCAAGATCGGTAACAATGAATCCATCACCATCCGGGATGATAGTGCCGGGCGTAACTAGTATTTCGGGGTGATTGCAATTCATTTCACCCTCAATGGTACCGCACCCGGGAATATCTTGGTAATTGATTCCATGGGATCTTTTGGTTCCGGTTGCTCAATAACCGGGTTTGGATCGTTTATTGTTGATAAATCAATTGTGGCGGCAAACTCATCAAGTGGCATTGGTTTTTTAGCTTTCAACCATAATCCCACTATTTTTGCCCTCTGATAACCTGTTAGTGCCATATACTCGCCTTTCCCCCTCAATAGGTGGTTTACGCTGTTATGATTCACAATCTAACTCTTTGATTGAACCCGAACTATAAGCTGGTTAGGCTCAGTTCCTTTGATTTTCCCCCTTGATAGAATCATTGAGTTTCCCATCCCATGATGAACAGGTTGAGGTCGGGGATACCGGCTAGGCATTGCCCCGATTACGATCTATTCACCATGATGGCAAGGTAACGGTTTTGTTTTATGGATGGCCGCGAACATCCTGAGTTGTGAATGTTTATTTGTATCTTTCAAAGAGAAAACCCCCTGATTGCTCAGAGGGCTGTAACCTATCAGTTATAAATATACACTAATAGATAAGATTACGCAACCCTCTTGCGATACAAAAGAATTGCGACTTGATAGGTTACAATTCTTACCTAAAGTGTAACAAAAAAATCAAAGTAAGTAAACACGCTATATCTGGTGTATGGGCGGGGTGGCGCGGTACTACCCGCCCGAACCTTGTTTGTTTTGCGGTTCAATCGTAATTGTTTTGAAACTAGAGTTTGGTGGTAAGGTGCTAGGTTGCGCCGATTCCTCTAGTGCTTATCATATCAAAATATGATTAAATGGGTTTATGAAATACTTAAAACCAACATTGATATTTATAGCGGGAATGTTAGCCGGGGCGGTGATCTTGTACGCGTACTTGTGGTATCAGGTGGCCTTAAAACTTGATGAAACTTGGTGCCAAGTGTATTCCGGTAATTTTTCCATTGAACAAGCTGAACGCTGTAAACAGTACAAATAAAAAATCACCAATCTCGCATGTTGGTGATTCATAGCGCCCGGGATAACCGGGAATCGCCATTATCTAAAGAGAATAGCAAGTTGATCCCGGGCTGATCTCATTATATCGCTTAAGGTGTTACCGGGCAAGTTATCCCCAATTTACGGAATATCGCCGGTTTATTACGTTTTTATGCTTGACAATACAACATAAGCGAACTATAATAGAGGTGTAAGATAAGTCAAGGAAAGGAATCGCCATGACAACAACAGCAACACCAAATGTAATGGTAACGGCACTAGGTCGTTACATCCCAACCCGGTTCACTCAGGCCAAGGGTTGGAACGGTAGCCATACATCTGTGATGGTTTACATTGATCCTGAAATGCGCCATACATACGCTTTCAGCGGCAAATCAAAAAACGGCAAAATGTATTCGCACCGATCCACTGAGGATTTACAGCGTTACATTGATCGTTTGATTGAAAACGCCAAAAGAATAAACAAAATGAAAGTTGATCGGATCGCTGAACGTGATCAGCCAACAACTCTTAAGGTCGGGGATATTGTCGTTGATTCTTGGGGTTACGATCAAACTCAGGTTGATTTTTACATCGTTACTGAGATCGTTGGCAAGCGAACAGTTAAGATCCGCGCCGCCGGCGCTACCAGTGGTGAGGCCACCAGTTGGGCATCAGATACGGTTACTTGCAACGGTAAACCTTACGGTGAGGAATACACTTGC